ATCGTGTACTAATAAGTTAAGTTTTTCACCATCGTAGCTGTTATCACCTGTGTTTTTCCAATCAATAGTAGTGTCAAGTCCAACCAGCTCTTCTTGCTTTTCGTTTGCAGTAATTTTTTTACGCGTAAACTTACTTGCAGGAACCCTATAAGCAAGTTCACTTTTAGGTCTGTCCATACCGTCTTGTATCGGTTTAAAGAAAAACGGATAGTTAACAGATATTGGTACAACTTTGTCGGTAAACATTTTTTTAGCATCAGCACCACTTTTAGATAATATTCCATATCTAGCATCACTCGATATAGTAGCTAAGTTAACTGTTTCAGCGCTACTCATAAACGAAAAACCGCTACGTCTGTTTTTTAAATAACACATACCGTAACATCTATCATCAGCTTTGCACGCTTCCCAAAATATAAAGAACAACCTGTTAGCTTCTCTAAAATCTGGAGCGCCAACATCAATTTTACTCCATTGCAAATACATGTAGTGACTGCCTGTTATGTAAGTAGGTTTGTCGTTATTGTAAAACCAAAACCCTTCATCACGACGTTTAAATTCTTCGTCTATATAGTCATACCACTGTTCTTTTGCTTCTTCAGGATAATTTCTCCAATCAAATATACTTTTTAATTTACTTAATTCTTTTGGATATTCTACTTTTTGCCATTTGTTTTTGGCAAACATACACACTGATTTCGGTTCACTCGGCAACCCAATTCGCAAACCTTGAATCTCCACCACTTGTCCAATTTTTCCAGTTTTGCTAATAACGACAATATCGTTTTCTTTATTATATCCATATTTCCATAAACGTTTTTTATTAAGTCGACTTATTGTAGTCTTCTTAATTGGTTCAACAATTTTATATAGTGTTTGCTCGTACATTACTTAGATCTTCCTTCAGCGAAGCCTTTAAACACTCTTTCTTTTTTATCTTCAGGCTCTTTACCTTCTAATATATTCTCTTCTTCTTGTATACGGTTAAGTATTTCAAAAGCATCGAATATAGCTAATTTTTTAGTAGCAGCTGCATTTTTTAATCTATCAGCAGATATATCATCATCACTGTCAACAATAGCTTCTTTAGCTACTTTAATTAGCTCTTCAACTGCTTTGTGTCCAGCTTGGATTATATTCTTCTTCGTCTCCTTGATATTCATATTTAATTGTAATAAATTTAGAGTAAACTCTATACAGCCTTTCTCTTTTAATAATAAACTCATATTCTGAGTTAGGTGTAAATCCTACAAGATCACCAACGTTATATGATCCGTCAGAGTATTTTACTATACCAACTAACGGCTTTTCCATATCTTGAGAAAAATTATCAGTTGATTTTATAGGTTTAACAAAACAAAAGCCTTGCATAGGTTTCCAAATTGACTCTTTAAATCTACTCCACTTGTTAATTTGTTTATAAGCAAATATTTGGTCTTGACTTACAAAGTACATATCTTCTTTAAAAAAGCTTTTACTATTACGCTCTTTACCGTTAACGTCGTTCCATCTTCTAAATACGTTATGATGAACAATAACAGTATCACCTTCTTTTATATCTGTATCAAAAGCTTTTGGTGTAGATAAAACTACAGCTTCTCTATTAACATGCTTGTGATCAAATATATCTGTATTAGTAATTAATGTTTTATCACCAACACTTATAGAGTTATTGTATCTTTCGCCTTTTGGTTGTATAATGTAATTATACGGCGACTTCATTAATACTCTAAGTTATATTCAACAGATACAGCCATGTTTTTATTAAAGTCTTTCCAAGGCATTACGTCTTTATTTTTTCTAATATAAACGCTAAACTTATCTTTTTCTTCTACTATATCACAGATAATATGCCCTCCATAAACTTCTTGGCCTACAGAATAATGCATAGCATCTATTTTATAATCTTTACCTATAGTTATTTTACGAATCAGCTTGCTCATCTTCTTTGTATTTAATAGCACCGTCATTTATATTGACGTCAATATTACCATACTCTTCTTTTAATTCTTGCTGAATTTTACCAATCACACCTTGCAACTGCATTACATCGTGTAGCAATGAGTGTTTTTGTGATTCAAGTATGCCAAGTTGTTGTTGGCCTTCGTTTACAGCTCTAACTATATTTTGCATTTTGCTAAGCTGTTCTTTAGTAATTTTATCTGGCCTAAGATCTTTAACCTTAGGCGTTTTTCTTTTTGCCATTTTATTTAATTTAATTAGTTATTTATTTTAACAACGGTTTAAACCGTTAGTTATTACAGCTCCGCCGACTACTGATATAGAGACATTATCTCCTCTATCATTAATAGCCTTGTAAGCACCGTCTACGCTAAGAGTAAACTTATCATTAACTCTACGTCTTGTATAGATTTTAGTTCCAGTAGTTATGCCGTCAAAATCATTACCACTTCCATCGTGGAAAACAGTAGTATCAGGCGTGCTAAGAGTGCATGCATTTAAAGGTTTATTAAGATCTCCAAAAGGAGTCATATTTATAGTTCCAGTAAAAAGACCTTTACCCGCAACAACTTCTTTGCGTCGCTTAACAATAACAGGTTTGTTTTTACCTCTAGACTGAGCTTGTGAATTTGCGTTACCTAATGCCATTAAAATCCGAAATAAGCGATTATACCTCCGTCAGTGTCTTGAGCATTTAAGCTAACTACAGTCCATCTTCCATATATAGTCATACCAGCTGGAAACTCTATGCTGGCATCTACAGCTTCACTATTTCCGCCAGTGTTACCGTTTGTAATACCAAAATATACATTATTAGTTTCAGTAGGCGTTGCACCATACGTTACAGAGTTGCTAGTATCACAAGTTAACTTATCAAAAGTAGTAGCGCCAATCATAGTTATAGCTACTATCACCATGCCATTAGGCGGTGTTAAATCTTCGCCGTTGTCGTTGTGCATGTGAGCACTACCTAACTGACCGAAGTTATAAGCTGTTGCAGTTGAATTCATTGCCATTTTATTTTTCTTTTATTTGTTCGTTTTTCTTTGAGCTTCCACCGAAGAAGAAGTCTATTATTGTATTTACTTTAGCGCTCATAGCGCCAAATATTGTTGATATAAAACTTATTTCAAATTCGCCTAAGTTTATAGATTTTGTAACAAAGTAATTAAACATTACAAATGTAATACCAAAATATGCTACAGTAAATAGCGTTGCTAATACTTTTTGTATAATAGCATCATCTTTATACATATCACGCGCAGACTTACGATCTTCAACTTCTTTTGCAAAAGCTTCTTTCTCTGCATCGAGAAGTAGTTTTTTAAGAGCAAGCTTAGCTTCGTCTCTCTCTTTGTCTGTAGTAATTACTTTATCAAGTATGCCTTCAGCATTATCTACGATCTTACCAAATAAACCTCCTACTAAATTATTTATCATTTGTTTGGTTTTAAATAAAATCTAGCGCCAGCATCTCCAAGATCAGACTTTTCTTGCATAACAACATATTTTCTATTAGTACCTTTTTCTACTTTAACAGCGCTTAAGTTACCTTCGTCTATTCTGTCAGTACTTATTTTTTTACCGTCAGCGTTATATAAATTTGCTGGTATACCAGAAGTAGTAAACTCACCTTCTTTTAGTTTTACAGCGGAAGATTTATTCTGCCCTCTTAGCTTCTTTTTCGCTTCCCTTTCTGCTTGTCTTATTTCTTTTTTTGAGTACGGAGTTAAACGCAGCTTACCACTCATTATTTTGTCGTATGTTTTGTCGTTTTGTCTCTTTCTTTTTCTAGCTGCTCTCTCTTGTTGACGAGTTTCTTTTTTAATCTCTCTTTTACTTCTAAATTCATCAGTACCTTCAAAAGTTGGATCTTGTCTTTTAGCACCCATTAACTTATCCTCAAGCTTGCTTATCTTATCGATTTTTCTTTGAGCCTTCTTGTTCTTGCCTCTTCTGTTAGCTTCTTCAGCTTTATCTTGAAGTTTGCCCATACGCTTAATTATTCTGTCTTGTTTTGATTTAGCAGGCGATGCTTCAATAGCTTTCTTTAAACCTTCGTTTAATTTGTTTTGATCTCCAACGAGAGGCTTTTTCATAGCTGATCTACCAGCGCCAGCTTGTTTTACCATCTTTGCCATTGAAGGATTTTTCATTTTAAATGCCATAGTTATTCTGCTTTTTTAGCTCTTTGTTCCCAAGGAAACACCATGCTACCTTCTTCGTGGAACTTACCGTTATACTTTATTTTACCATCTTTTCGTGGATATGTTTTACCTTTGTATCTAACGTAATCATCTCCGTATGACAAACCTATTTTAGGATCTGCCATATCTTTTAAATGTTGCTTTTCATGGCGTATAGCTCTTTTTTCAAGAGCACTACCAGGCTTAACATTTTTATTTATAAATATAGATCCATCTAAGTTAGCTTCTGCTACAATACCTTTATCTAGCTTTTTTCTAAATATAGGTGTTGTTTCTGAATTTTTTATACCTCTTTTTTCGTTACCTAACTTAAACGCCATTATCTGTTTGGATCTTTAATCATATCGTCAATAGCCTTGTTAAAGACTTTATCTGTATATGTTTTGTTATTATAGAATACACTACGATCTGATACTGGCATGTCTTCTTCTCCGAGTAAGATACGATATATTCTACTTATAAGTTGGCTGCATTTAAATGAAGTTTTAAAAACGCTGTACTTAATCGTTGTTCGATTTCGATGACGCCACACTTCTATCCAGCCTTGTTTTCTTAGTTTATCCCAACGTTTCTTATCCCAGCTCATAGTATAAGTACCGTCTATAAACTCTTGTCTTGTAAACCGACCTTGACAGTCTAAAAATATTAGTAGCTCAAGCTCGGCATCTGTTAACCCGTAAGTCTTACAAGCCCACTTTCTAGTGAGCCTGTAATACTTAAGGATTTGTAACTCACGTAAATCGTGAGACGTTAGTCTCATTTATTACGAATCAATAGTTATTGCAACTCCTGTTACACCCTCAAAGCCTTTAGCAAAAATACTGTTAGTCAAATCAACAACGTTGATTATTTTACCAGTACCATGCGGATGAGCAGTAAGCAACTCTGCTAAAGCTCTTCCTAAATCTTTAACTTTATGTCCAGTTGTTGTTGTTCCATCAGCGTGAGTTAATGTAATTTTTTCAGCACCATCACCTACGCCTGTAGCTCCTTCAAAAAACAAATCTGTTGTTGTTGCGTTTGCAGCTGAAGCTCCTAAAAATTTTGATGCAGCATACATACCAGCGTCTCCTGTAGCGTCAACACCATCACCATCTGCAAAAAATAAATAATTCTCTTTCATTTTCTTTAGTTTTTAAATAGTTAATATTATGTTATTGATGTACACTCAGTTACGTTACCTCTAAAGTGAGCATGTATTTCTACATCTTTGTTTGCGGCTCCTGTAATAGAACCTGTATCTTTTTCAGAGTCTGCTACAACTATGAAGTTATCTTTAGTGTCAGAGTTTAATATTTGCATAAACTGCTCCATAACTTCTTTATTTTTACCACTTCCGTGAGTTAATCTAATAACTATAGCGGTGTTGTTAGTATTTATATCTTGAAATTTAAAATCAGTTGTAGTAGCTGATATAGGATTACATCCTAAATATCTTGAAGCCGTAACAACACATGAAGTTGTAGCGTCAACGTTTACTACGCCTACTTTTGCAAAATATAAATATTTTTCTTGCTTAAATTGCATAATTGTTATTTTTTAATGATTAATAAATAATTTGTTTTAGATTTTGTGTTTAAGGATTATAGTCTATGGTTTATGTTTAATCTACTAGTACAATATCACTTGCCTTTATAACAAAATAAAGTTTATCTTTAAAATGTATGCCGTGACCAGCGTGTTTGTCGTAATAAACTACATCACCATCTTTTATAAATTCTATTGAATTACCAGCAGATACAACCTTACCTTTTAAATATCTGTTGTCTTCGTCTAAGTCTTCTGTCATAATAAGACCTGCAACTTTTTTTTGCTCAGTCTTTATCTTATCTACAATAACGTAATGATTAACTGCCTTCATCTGCTCTAGCGTTTGAGATTATACAATCAGCAGATACAATAGTCATAACAACACTCACTGCATTTTTAAGTGCTGCTTTAGTAACAAGTACTGGATCTATGATACCTTCTGCTACCATATCAACAAACTCGCCAGTTATAACGTTAATACCTTCACCTTCTTTCTCAGGTATATCCATGTTAGTATCTATGCCTGCATTATCAAGTATAGTAGCCATAGGTGCTATTATAGCTTCAGCTAGCACTTCTTCGCCGACTGTGTCGGTCGAAATTTTTTGAGATGCATTAAAGAGGGCTACGCCACCTCCAGGCACTATACCTTCTTTTAACGCAGCCTTCGTAGCGTAAATAGCATCCTCGATCCTGTCTTTCTTTTCTTTAAGCTCCACTTTCGAGTCTGCCCCAACACGGATAATTCCAACACTACCCGATAACATAGACAGTCTCTGCTCCAGTTTCTTTTTAATAAAACCATTTTTTTCATCTGCAACCATTTTAGCTACCTGATCTATACGCTCAGATATATCTTCATTTAATTCTTCTATAGTAGTTATTACAGTAGTCTTGTCATCTGTAGTAGCAAATTCAGCTTCGCCTAAACAATCAGGCTTAATAAGATCTAAATCATCACCTAATTCTTCGTTCATGACTGTAGCACCTGTAAGTATAGCAAGATCTTCACATGTATCTTTTTTAGTAGGGCCAAAGCCAGGTAAGTCTACGATGTTTACTTTAATGTTACCTTTAACTTTATTCATCATAAGTGTAGCTTTAACAGGTTGAGCTACTGGCGCTACAATTAATAATGCTCTATTGTTCTTTATAGCATATTCTAATATACCTTGTATTTTACGTACATTAGGTATTTCACTCATACATATAAATATAAGCGGATTATCAAGTTCACACTTGTGTTTATCTTTGTTAGTTACAAAGTTTGGTGACGTTAAACCACAGTCTATTTGCACGCCATCTACAATATCTACGTAAGTTTCTTCAGTTTCTGACTCTTCCATGAGTACTACACCGTCTTTACCAACTTTTTGGTATGCTTCTGCAATGATATTGCCAAGAATAACGTCATTATTGCACGAAATAGCAGCTACATGCTGTAACATGTCGTCATTTACGTCTATTTTTACGGAATTTAAGTACTTATTTACTTTTTCTAGGCCAGAATAAACACCATCTCGCAGATCTCGAGTGGTGCAGCCCTTATATTTAGGTGAGTTTACTGTGTTTAGCAAGGACTCGGCTAGCACAGTTGCAGTAGTAGTACCGTCTCCGGCTTCTTTAACTGTGTTTTTAGCAGCTTCTTTAATAAGTGTAGCGCCGATATTCTCAACAGGATCGTAAAGAACTACACTTTCTGCAACGGTTACACCGTCTTTTGTTATAACTGGCATACCTCTAGCGTCTTCATACACTACACATTTGCCAGATGCGCCAAGAGTTAGCTTAACTGCGTTAGCTAGTTTAGTAACACCGGCTGTAATTTTGGTTTTAGCGTCCTGACCAAAGTTTAATTCTTTGATCAGGAGACTAGGATTGTTATACTCCATTTGATTTAATTTAATTTAATTTATTTGAGTTTATTTATCGAAGGTTTTTACTACTTTTGGGCCTTTTGTGGCTTCTAGTTTCTTGCTGAAGTGCTCGATGCTACCATCAATTGCAGATTCAGCGCCTTCTAGAGTTTCTCTACGTGTAACATCTGCCCATTCGTCAGCGTTATCAGGTCTAGAAACTTCAGTTTGGTAATAACCGTTAGGCAATTGCACTATACGCCAGTTTTCTTTGTTGGCTAAATGCTTCCATTGCTCTTTGGTTTTGTCGTTTACTTGTGGATTACCGGTCCACGTACTAGTTTTGTAATATAAATACGTCATTTTGGTTTATTTATTGGTTAATAATTAGTTTAAGCTCTTCTAGCTTTATCTCCTTTTTCTTCTTTTTTTATGGCTTTAGCTAACTTTCTTTGGGCTTTATTAGTTTTACCAGCCGCAAAAGCTTTATCTGCTTTCATTCTTTTCTTTTCAGCTTTCTTATACTTTCTATCATCTTTCTTTGTTGATGTACTAGCAGCAGCTCTTTTCTTATCAGAGAACATTCTTCCTTCTTTAGCGTCGTCTTGCTTCTGCTTTTCTGCAGCTAGCTGAGCATTAGTCTTTTTAGGATTAGCTTTGTCAACTCTTATAGCTGCGCTATAATCACCTTTCTTTAAATCCTTTTTAGTAACTGTTTCGCCCATAGCTTTAGAAGCTTGCTTAGATACTTTAGTAGGCTCAGTAGTGCCGTATGTCTTTTTATTGTAAGCTTTAGCTTGTTTTAAAAAGTCATTATATCCGTCATACTTCTTCTTCTGCGCGTCAGATAGGCCAGCGTATGCTTGCTTGTAAGTCTTAAATTTTACTGGACTATTTTTTTTTTTTAGCTTCATAGGCTCACCTTTTTTCATTTTCATTGGTTCACCTTTTTTCATCTTCATAGGCTTTTTCATCTTAGCACCAGACTTCATATCGTTAGCACCTTTACCATCTACAGCAAAATCAGGGACCATCTTACCATCAGGACCTTTTACCATGTTCATCTTTTGCTTAGCAGGTGAATCTTTTTTAAGCTTCATAGGTTCGCCTTTTTTCATTTTCATTGGCTTACCTTTCTTCATTTTAGTAGCAGAATCTTCTTCTTTTTTAAGCTTCATCGCTGACTTTTCTTTAAGCTTAGCCATAGACTCTTTTTCAAGATCAGATCTTTTAGATTTTTCCATGTTAAGCTTCATTGCAGCTTCTTTTTTCATTTTCATTGCAGCTTCTTTTTTCATTTTAGCTGCTGATTCCATCTTCATCTTCGTAGCTACGCGGTTATCACCTGCTGCTTTAGTAAGCTTAGCCATAGATGGGTTCTTCATTTTAAATGCCATTGTTTTTTGTTTTAAATTACGTAATTATTATTTATCTCCACCTTGTCTAGACTTATACTGTGCCGAAAGCTTCTTATCTTCTAAATTATCTAACATTTTATAAGTGATAGGTCTTCCTTTATAAAACGGTTTGCCACCGCGAAATGAAATTTGAGATTCTTTAAAGTCAGGCATTTGCTCTGAAAACAATCCAACTAGCTTTGTCTTCTGCTCTGATTCGCTAAGAGTAGTAGACGCAATTGGCTCGTTTGGTTTTCCACTGTCAAAGCCTTCTGTTTTAATAAGATCACCTGTAGTTTTAATTTCTTGAGGATTATCTGCAAGTTCTCGATCTGTTTGTGTTTCTTTAAATTCAGTTACATCTTCACCTGTAAGAACTATTTTATCACTGTAAGAGTCTTGAGTATAACGGTCCATTTCATTTTTGCCAGTAGCACCTATGTCTGTCTGTATCATTTGACTGTCTTGAGTAGTGATATTAGGCTTTGTACCACCGTACTTTTCTGTATACTCTTGGTCAGTCATGTTTCTAATATCTTGAAACTCTTCTTTAGATATTTCTCTTGATTGTTCATTGCCCATGTCATCTACGTTGATCAGCTTTATATCAGTTCTTTTTAGCGCTGACTTCATTTTCATAGCGGCTCTAGGATCTCCGGCCATTTTGGCCCTTGCACCCATCATAGGGTTTTTCATTTTAAATGCCATTTTATATTTTTTTTAAGTTATAACGTTATACAATAGTAATCACACATAAAAAAAGTTATTATATATTTTATAGTAAAGTGTAGCCCCCCTCCCCCCCTGGCCCCCCTTCGTTTACAAAACGCTTTTTGCTTTGCCAGCCCCGCTTTGCTTTTTACGTTTGCGCAAATGGTTTTAGCGTTTAATCGTTTCATAGCATCGTTACTATGTAACTACTAAAACTATTTTATGTAGATATTTTCACGTTTTTGTTACAAATTAGCTACGATATTATATGGATAATAATAATGTAAATAAAATATATTAACTTAACTAAACTATTATGTCACAAGAAACATTAACTAAAAAAAGATTTGTAATATCTAAATCACTAATTGGAAAAAATGTATTAATAACTTTCACAAATAAAAAAGGTGAAACATATACTTATGACCATGATGCAGTGTATAGTGCAAATCAAGAAAAGTTTGAAACAATGAACTGTTTTCAAAAGTATGGTAACTATACAAATAGTAACAATGTACCAACATTTGGTCGCGAGTACACAGTGTAAAAACTGTGACACTTGCCACCTACTATACTTTACTTAACAACCTAATGTCACACTATTATGATACATGATTTAATAATACTAATAATACTTGGAATTACTTTACAATATATTGAAATACAAATTGTAAATAGAGAGAGGTAGTGGATTACCTCAACACTAAAATTATTTACTAAACAATTATACTACTTTTACAAACTAAATACTGTACTTGTTGGATAATATAAATGTAACAAATAAAAAATAATACTATGTTAAAAAATATTACTATAAAAATAGATGAAGACAATGATATTTATGAAATTACTATCAACAATGTAACTTATACACTTGATGATATTTATGACTCAAAATACTCTGAACTATTTGATGAACTGAATTTACTAATTGATAAATACTAAATAAAAAATTACAGACTAAATACTGTACTCATTGGATAATATATATGAATTTAAACTAATAAAATAATAAACTATGTCAAACTTTAAATCAGACTCATCAACAAATATAATCAAATTAAATAACCAAACTTATATTCCATTTCAACTTCACCAACTTCCGAAGTACTATAATGAAATACCTTTATCAGAACAATTTAATTTAAAAGGTTATTGTTATATAAAGTTAACATCTTTAAAATCTCACAACAAAGATATTCATACTCTAAATAAAGATTTAGACTATAAACTAAGAAGATAACAGACTGAATACGGACAGTATTGGATAATATAAATGAATATAAAATAAATAAAATGGAAAGATTAAAAATTAAATTATTAGAATTATTATTAAAGAATATATTTAAATATAATAAAACAGAATGTAGAGAGAAATGGTTAGAAACAACCATAGATGATATAACCTATTTATTAAACAATTAAAATTAGAAATTATGAACTTAGTAGAAAAAAAGAGATTTGTAGTCTCAAAAGGTATGATTGGTAAAGAATTAGTAATTCAGTTTACCAACAAAAAAGGTGTCGTAATTAAGTACGATCACGATGGTGTTTACTCTTTAAATCAAGAGAAACTAGAAACTATGGAGTGTTTCCAAAAGTATGGTAATTATACTAACTCCAACAATATTCCTACGTGGGCTCGAGAGTGTCAAGTAGACTAAGTGTGAACGGTTAATGGTGGTTCGATTCCACCCACACTACTATACAAAATAAAAACGATTACTAATGGATAATAATAATAAAGATATGAATATAAAATTAAAAGAACTAGAAGCACTACTAGTCAGTCACGACTGGTACTATATGATGAGTGACGATAACTACTGGTATAAACAAGGTAGAAAGTCATTTGAATTAATAACTAAACTAATGTTAGAGTTGAAAGATGGTGGTTATTACACCGAAGCGAACGACTTATACGATAAATATAGTAAATAATATGACAGTAACAATTAAACAAATCGGTAAAACTTACAAGGTAAGTGACGATAATACAGTAAAAGTAACTCATGACCACGAGGCAGTAGTGTCAGTTTGTGGTGAATATTTCAAAAACAAGTACACAGGTGAGTGGTTAAGTGAGTTGGAGGCCGAGCAGGCAATGATAGATAAATATGAAGAAGATGAATCTAATAAATACTATTAAAATATGAAGAAAATTAAATTAACAGTTGCGGCATTACTACTAGGTGGTATGTGTTACGCACAACAGTCTGAAAAGTATCACGACTTAGAAGGAATAGCGACGTCTAACACGTTTAAAGCTCAGTGGGCTTACGTAGAATCAATCAACACTATTCAAGATATGATAGAGTGGATGAATTCAGATATAGATAACGGAATAATCGATCAAGGTTATGGTGAAATGTATGTAGAAAACTTATTAGACTTGTTATCAAGACTACAAGTTATTAACTCAGGTTTAATCACCGAACCGTTTGTAAAGTGTGAAAACTGTGATGAAATAGACTAATGACATCTATAGATTTAGCAGTATATTTATTAATCTACTATTTTTTAGTAGCACTAAAACGACAAATTTATGAAGAGTAACAAATTTATAGCAGCGGCAGTAGCAGCTACTCTCGCGCTAACATCTTGCGAAAAAACTGACTATGACGTTCAGTTTGACAGAGATACTCATGTAAAAATCATGAGCGATAACAGTGTAAGTACTTATGCAGTGTCAACTTGTACTGGTAATGATACTAGTTTTGTAGTTGACTTCGGCGTTGCTATGTGTATAAACGTAGCAAACCTACCAGGTATTGACGATGTTCGCTACGATGAGTATGAGTTCTATGCTATGCTCGATGGCAGAAAAGTAAAAGGTTTTCAAAACCTAAAAGACCAAGTGAGTAAACTCTCACAAGGTATAATCGAAGGAAATATTAACATGCAACTTTCAGGTCATGACGACTTAGCTGTATACTTATTGCACGAAAATATGTATAAAGCTCAGTTCTTTGTAGAGAACGGTGATGGTCAAATCTTTGAGTTACAACTAAAAGAAGTTTACTAATGAAAAAACTAACACTATCAGTTGCTATACTACTAGGTGGTGTAGCAGCTAAAGCACAGACAGAATACATAGATATTACTACTAAAAACTTGTTTGGTAGAAGTGAAATGGTGCTTTATAATGATGTCACTAATTACAATGACTTAGAATATTTTTACTTAGGTAGATTTAATAAAAAACGTCACTGGGTTAGATATACTTATGCAGATAAAGTCGTTATTTCATTTTTAGATAAACCTGGTGATACTAGAGAGTTATGCACACAAGAAGATGATAAACCTCAAAAATGTGCAATAGTTAACACTAATCAAACAATTTTTAAATTTAAACCAAAAGGTAAAGTTTTTGAAGTATTAATTACTAAACCTTTATAAACTATTAATTATGAGAAAATTTTCACACACAGATTTAGCCATGATAGGTGGTGCAGCAGCCTTACTAGGCTCAATAGTATTTATGTTAGTAACTAACGGTATTACAAATTAAATACGATTACTATTGGATAATATATATGACAAAAGCTTATTAAATAAAATTAAATAATATGAATTACTGTAAATGTGGTGAGCCCGTCCACCCTGTAAGACAAAAATACGGGTATAAAACATGTGTCAGTTGTAGTAGTGTACAGCGCGTAGCGTCGGCACCTATTACTAATCATAAAACTGGCAATACAATACAAATAGTTTCGCAGGAATTATCTGCAGCTATACACAAGGCAGGTAGACGTAAAGGTTACGGTACATGTCTTAGATAAAGAGAGGAAAAGCCAAAGTTGTAGGCACGAAGAAATCTAAGTAAGCCCTACGTAAAAACCTAAAGTGCTCTCTTTATAATATACGAGCGTGGCGCGTGAGAAGTGTTCAGTAAAATGGAACTAACAGGTGAGGCCCCAGCCTGACTGTTCTTACACAGTGGACTGATTTCTAGGATTAGCGGATAAACTGTGTGTACTCACTTGGCCACCTCGTTTTTTTATTAACTATTAAATTAAATACTATGACTATAATAACAGTATTAGATTTTGAAAGCGGTAAAGTATGGCAGTATGAAGTAGATGCAGTCGATTATGTTAGAATTGAAGTAATAGAAAAGGCTCTTGAAGAACAAGGGCATAAGCTAGAAGACATCGACTATATGATACACGCAGATGAAACTATTAATAAAGTAAAAATTGAATTATGAGCAGATTAAAACCACTAACAAAGCCAAAAGGTATATTTTTGGTAACAAACCCAGGAAAATAATATGAAATATAAAGTAACAACAGCTACCGAAGCATTGCAAGTATTTGATATGCTCGGTATTAAAAACGTCTCAACAAGACGACAAAAGAAAAATGGCACGCAAGTGTACGAACTACCTATACAACAGATGTGGCAAACACTTGATCCAAAACCTTTACGTTTTGCTTGTTATAGATCAGGTTATATACGTAACGTAA